GGTCAAGATGGCTGGTGGGATAAAGGAGAGAATAGATACTTAGAAAATTATAAGGAGCAAGGGTTTATACAGATAAAAGAGGAAGATGATATAAGAAAATATGATATATTTCTTATAAAATTAGTTTCCCCTGTACCAAACCATGCGGCAGTTTTCATCGGGAACGATAGAATTTTACATCACGTACACGGTAGATTATCCAATAGAGAACTTTATGGAGGATATTGGAGAAAGCATACCACGCATCATTTAAGGCACAAATCACTATGTTAAAAAACGTAACACTATATGGAGAACTAGCAGACAAGTACGGAAAGAGCTGGACTTTAGATATTAATTCGCCTGCAGAGGCTATAAGAGCCCTGTGTGCGAATAACCCGGGATTCCGAGGATTTATGGCGGCATCTGCAGACAGAGGTATAGGGTATAAAGTACTAGTAGGTAAAAAAGAGCTAGATAACGTACTGAGTGAAATGTCCAATCCTACAGGTAAGCAAGATATTAAAATTGTACCAGTTATTGGAGGAGCTAAGTCCAAGCTAGCTACTGTTATCATCGGAGCTATTATGATTTATGCGGCAGTAATGACTGCGGGCGCATCTACTATTGCAACTGCCCAAGCGGCTGCTACAGCTGCGGGTACAGCTGGGGGTGCAGCAGCAGCGGGGGGTGCAGCAGCAGCTACGACTATGGGTACTATAAGTATGGGTACTCAATTCGGTATCGGTATGGCGAATCTATCTGGCATGTCTTTAATGGCCGCCAAGTTTGGAGCAATGTTAGTATTAGGAGGCATTTCCTCTATGTTGTCTAGTACTCCAGAACCTCCTATAGAGGCAAAGAAGGCCCAAAACTATTCTTTTAATGGAGCCGCGAATACAACTAGACAAGGGGTCGCAATACCTGTACTATATGGACAACTAATGATAGGAGGCGCGGTTATTAGCGCTGGAGTCACCCCCGAGGATTATACACCATGAGTACATATAACGTAACACAGGGCTATGGAGGCGGAGGAAAAGGCGGAGGAGGGGGTGCCCCTAAAGAGGACGACGATTCTTTATTCTCTAGTTCTAAAGCTAGGACAGTAGATTTAGTTTCCGAAGGGGAAGTCGTAGGTCTACTAGATGCAGAGAAATCAATATACTTAAATGATACCCCCTTAAAGGACTCTGTAGGTAACTATAACTTTGATAATGTATCCTATTATAGCAGAGAGGGTACCAATTCCCAAGCATATATACCTGGGTTTGCGGGGTCTGAGGCAGAAGTATCTGTAGGAGTACAGGTTAAGATAGCCTCTCCAGGAGCCATAGTACAATCTTTCAGCTCCACTACTGTAGACGCAGTACGTGTAGTAGTGTACACCCCTTCTTTAATAGACGGAACTAGTGATAAGGGAGACCTTCACGGTTCTGAAGTATCTTTTAAGATATATTTAGAAAAGGATAACAATGGTTCTTGGACACTAATGAAAAGTGCTACTTTTGAGGGTAAAACTACCTCTAAGTACGAGAAGGCCTTCAGGTTAGATATTCCTAGCGCCTGGAAAACCTCAGGGTTTACACAAATTGCTGTTAAGGTTGAGAGAATAACTGCAGACTCTACCTCTACTAAATTAAGTAATGATATATTCTTTGGTTCTTATACTAAGGTAATAGATAACAAATTAAGGTACCCTAATAGCGCATTGATTGCTATACAAATGGATGCTAAACAGTTCACTAGTATACCGAGTAGAGGTTACGAAATGAAAGGGGTAAAAATAAAAGTACCTAGTAATTATACAGCTTACGACCAAGGCCATTGCTCTTTAGCAGGATATAAGCGTAAGGATAGGTGTACACAAGCAGGGGGTACTTGGACGGGCACAGCTGTTGGAGCTACCTTATACAGCGGTTCCTGGGATGGGACATTTACTACTTCATGGACTTGTAACCCTGCTTGGATATTATACGATCTATGTACAGATGACAGGTATGGGCTGGGTAAGTGGTTATCCGCTAGTCAAATGGATAAGTGGTCATTATACGAGATAGCAAAGTACTGTGATGCAGTAGACAGCAGCGGAAACTTCTTAGGGGTTGATGACGGTTGGGGAAATAAAGAGGCTAGATTTGCGTGTAACTTATACTTACAGAATAGGGAAGAGGCTTTTAAAGTATTAAACGACATAGCAGCAGTATTTAGAGGTATGATATATTGGCAGCAAGGGCAGATAAGTGCGGTACAGGATGCCCCTAAAGACCCTGTCATGAACTTCACTGACGCTAATGTAATAGGAGGACAGTTCACTTATGAAGGCACTTCTAGAAAACAGAGACACAATGTAGCCCACGTTACTTGGAATAACCCAGAAGCGTTATACAGACAGAATGTAGAATATGTAGAGGACGCACAAGGTATTGTAAACGCTAATAACCAGATATTTTCTACGGATGTAGTTGCTGTAGGGTGTACTTCCCAAGGGCAGGCTAGACGTGTAGGTAAATGGATATTATACACCGAGAGATACGAGACGGAAGCGGTGACATTCTCCACTGGTATGGAAGGTGCTGCAATTAGACCAGGAGATCTCATTAAGATAGCAGATTCTTCCAAGGCAGGGGTCAGGTACGGGGGTAGAGTATCCGCGGGTAGTACAACTACTAATATTAAGCTGGATAACCAAACTTCGGTTACAGCGGGCAATACTTATACTATGTCTTTAATTAATACTGAAGAAGCGTGTATACAGTCTGGAGTTAAGCAAGCCGAAACAACACAAGAGACCTGTATAAATGCTGATATAGATAATGAGTGGAAACCTTATGTATGGGTAGAGACGAAGAACGTAGGCACTATTAGTACTACGGGAAAGGTGGATGAAATAACGGTTACCTCTGCTTTTGAGAACACACCCTCCCCTTCCATCATGTGGATTCTGGAAGAGATAGGCACAGTCGAAGCACAGGACTTCAGAGTACTAATGACGCGAGAGGTGGAGCCTAACATTGTAGAAGTGTCCGCACTTAAGTACCACGAGGCCAAGTATGGGTATATTGAACAGGATATAGCGTTCTCTTCTAAATCTACTAGTAGTTTACCTAACCCAAGTGACCCAATACCTGCACCTACTAATATGAGTATTAGTGAAGAATTGTATATTGATTCAATGGGGAATGTTAAGAACA